GGTACGAGTGGGGTGAAACTCTCCGACCCGGTTGTAGTCGGCAGTTGAACGCCAGCAGTAGTTATAATTGCGCCGCATCCGGTTCCAACGGCTGCCGAGCCATGAAGTACAAGGAGATCGGTTGCGGTTGTGGTCTTGGTGGCGGTCAGAGTACCGGTGCCGGATTGTGTGGCCGATACTGCGGAGGGTGTGCCAAATACGCCACCGCCAGACGTAACTGCCACTGATGCCGGGAATGGGAGCGACTGGGGCACGAACAGCAAAGCATGGAGAAGTGCTATCCAAACCTGCATTACCGCGTTACCTTCCAATTCAAGGTCAATGCACTTGGCGTGATCGACCCTGATGACCAGTTGCAGACGTCGAAGTTGACATTGTTTGCTGTCGGGTAGGGCGTGATCGTCAGTCCACCAGTCGTGGCTGGTGTATAGCCAGTCAGCGCCTTGATCGAGACGTTCGGGGTGAACTGGATCGTATCCGTGCTGGCTACACCGGTCGCGCTCGTTGTCACAACTGTTGCGCAGGCGGTCGAGGCTATAGCGCCTGTTCCCAGTGCCGAGGTACCGCTGGCTACAGTCTGCGTGCAGGAGGAACAGGCTGATTGCAGATTCGCGCCTGTCGGAGTGTTCATGAAGGTCGTGATACCAGTGGCCGGGGTGACTAAGGCAGTTGCATTCCCGGCGAACTTTATCCCACCGCAGGTCTGGATAGTGCCAACGCAGGTATTTCCGATAGGCATACCGGCGATGATCATGTCTGAGATATCTGGAGTTCCGCTGTAGATGGCGTTGCTGCCCGCTGTGTGATCGGCAGTTATGCTGATGACATTTCCATCCTGGAAACCAGTAAACACCATATCCTTACCAGTCCCAGTGAATCCCGTAGAGGTGATTCGCAGGTTGTCACCTTGGGTAACGGATTGGGTTGTGGACCCGCCCGAGCAATTACCTGGGACAGTTTGGAAGAAAGAGTGACAGTGTGGAGTGCCGCCAGATGCCTGGCCGAAGGTGATGCCAGAGGCCGTTGAACCGGGGGTTGCTTGGAGAAGGTGGATTTCCATATTAGCCACAGCACCTAGCATCCCGAAGTTTGTCTGCCCACTAGGGGAGCCTTCAGCGTAAATGAATCCTTTCAAGCCGTAACCTTCATTCCAGACACAAGAGAGGGTAGGACTATAGCAGTGCCCACTCACATATGCGTCACCAACGTTGTGCCCGACGAATACGGCATCCCCAGTAACGTCATAGCTAATGAAATTGGTATACACCAAATCGGCAGGACCACCAAACTCTACGCCATTAGAGTTTGCAAGCGTGATACTGGCGCTGAAATCTATCCCACAGTGATCAGTGGTGACGGAATCTCCGGTTGTATTCCAACTCCCGGCACTATCCCAATTCGTTGAGTTGTTGTAGTCGAAAGCCGCGCATGGGCCTTTGGTATCTGCCACGCGGAGGTTTCGATTATGATACGCCACAGCATACTCACGGAGTCCGTAGTAGGGTCCAGCACCGGATTGATTATCCTGATTGCCGTCGATCCAGATATCCTCCCAGCCCCCGCCAACAGTGGGAGATGCTGATCCGACTCCTGCTGCAGCGTAGGTTTGAGTTATCACCGATCCGCCATACCCAACGCCCACGCTAACTATAAAGTCCTGATTACTATTTGCTTTCTGAATAAGTTTGGTCAGTGGAGTTGCAGGACTGCCGGTCATACCAGCGCCCTTGATGGTGCAATTCGATGGGCGTGCCAGATGTGATGCCTCAAAGGTCCCTTGCGGGAAGGTAACGATTCCACCTGTTGCTGCGCAAGCAGTGAACGCTGCAGCAATTGCTGTCGTACTATCAGGTCCAGTAGAGCAGGCTGTCGTATCCGAGCAGGCTACCGCCCCATATACTGGATCTATAACTGAGTACGTGAACGGCGCAACTACGGTAACCGTACTCCCCGCCGCTGTGCATTGGCCGTCTGCTGTAATCGCATAGTGGGCACTCACCGGGTCAAAGGAGAGGCGCACGGCAGGTGCGAATCCAGAAGCAGCAGCCAGACAGGTGAGGTTCCCGGAACTTGTAGTGCCGTCGATAGAATAGGTTGCCGAATTAGTTGTAGCATCAATCGTCATTGTCTGATTTGTGCCGTTGTAGTAGAGCGTAGACAAGGCGGCACTGAGACTCGCATTGGCCGGAAGCCGGATCGTAGTTACGGTCGTGCCCGTGACATTCCACGAGGTTCCATTGTCTGATGTACTCAGGGTGTGAACGCCCGTGGTGCATTGCACGCTGGTTTGGCAATTAATATTGGCCACAGCAAGGTTACTTGCATTTGCAATGACGAATGCATCAGTCGCCAGTTTGGTTGTGTTATCCCCCATTGTCTGGGTTGTAGCCGTTGTTCCATTAGGTAGGGCAGGTGTGCCACTCAGATTCGCTGATGTACCACTTGTATTCGCGGCGTTGTTTGGAATGTCATTAGATACTAATGCACGGAATGCAGGAGTTGTAGACCCTCCACTAGTTGGCCCAGCGAAGACTGTGTTTGCAGATTGGACTTTATATGTCCCTGCAAGGACTCCTGTGGAGGTAATTGGGGAGCCAGTCACCGTGAATACTGTCGTTGGTAACGTGAGTCCAACACTAGCTACTCCACCGCCGCCGCCACCTGCACCTACAAACACACTATTAACACAAGTGTATAATGTAAGTAGAGAGGTATTCCAAAAGAACCCAGGGCTGCTGCAAGCGAGTGGGGTGTTTGGGCCACTATCCCACTGGAGGCTATTATAGTTTGTATTCTGTTGAGCATCTACAGATGTATTAAGAAGCAGTACGGCTAGTATTGAAAGTAGCAACCTTTGCATATATCTATTGTCCTCCCTGGGGCCGAGTCCCAGCAGGTTGATACGGAGGCTGTTTCATCTGTTGCATTTGCTGTTGGTGCTGTTGATCAGACTGCTGCATCCCTTGCTCATGTACTTGCTGTGCGGCGGTCTGTTGATTAGACATCTGCTGGAGTTCCTTGTCATGGGTCATCTGCTGCAGTGCGAGGCCATGCTCCATGAGTTGGTTTGGATCGAGCTGAGGAGGAGGATTAGGTGCGGGTTGGCCTTGAGCGATTGCTTGTAGCATCTGAGGAAGGAGTTCCTGCGATGCAGCAGCGACCTTCTTTGCATCCGCAGTTGCGGGGTCGCTTATGATCTCCTCAATGTCATGGATATGGGGACGGAACGCTTCAAGGATACGACGAAGCAGTGCATCTTCATTGATATAGGGGAGCCATGCTTGAGGGTTCTGGCCGATCAGATTCATGAACTGGACCAGGTTCTGGAGCATCTCAGATTTCATGATCTGGCCAGTAATCCCGCTCACTTTAACCTCATAATCTCCAGCAACGAGCTCGAATACATCCTCCCGACTCATTCCTTTCAGGGACTCTGCACCAACTCCAAGGATCGATGCAACACGAGGGTCATTCGCAGTATCAAGGAATTGGAAGATCAAATCCATAGCCATTGTGACCATAGGCTCTAGTGCTTCCTTCTCAATGTCCGCTGCCATTCCACCCATAAAGGATTCACTCTGTTGTGCGAGTTGTTGGGTTTCTGTAGCTGTCTGCGCTCCACGGAAGCGTGGTAGGCCCTCTGCAATATCGCTGATTAGTGCTCCTTCCTGGTGACTGCGATCAAGTCCTGCCCAGACTTGAGTAGATCCAGAGGAGACATCCTCGAATTGAACTGGCCTAATCGCTTGAGTATTTACATGCGCAAGATTCTTCCTCAGGATCTTCCCAGGAACCATACCTGTCTCAAGATCTTCTGGATTCTCAAGGGTCTCAGGCGTGACCTCGAATAGTGGAAGGAGTTTAAAGACGAGTGTGTCTACTGAGAGATTTGCAAGTTGACTGAGGGCTTTGTCTATGAATCGGACCATCTCAATCAGTCCAACACCTTCAGTTCTGAAGGGGAGATTCAATGGACTGAATCCAACATACGGACTCTTCCTATGGAGGAATGGATTCCTTTGCATCAGGAGGACGGTGTTATCATTCGCTACAACTACATGTGCATACTCCTCGATGATCTTCCCATCCCACACTAGAGGCCCGTAGTATTCAGTCAAGACAACAACCGCAGTATCTGCATTTGGCCCATTCTGAGTCATCACAGTCTCTGTAAAGCGCAGGTTGGACATCTTATATCGCTCATCAATACGCTTTGGCTGAATCATATTCACCTTCTCGATTGGGAATATGCCTGCCTCTGCCATCTTGATTAGCTCCCACCGTGGGATCTCGACATCTTCAATTGTGCCGACCCAGCGATTCAGCTTGGATCCTGGAAGCCAATAGAAGTTATAGGGATCTACTGCACGGAGGAACAGGCGTCCCTCTAATACTTCCTCTTGAATGATCTTTTTCTGAGGAACACTGATATAGTTCTGAGGTGCCGAAGGCGCTCCAGACTGACCACCTAGTCCAAGGGGATTGAGGTACTCACTATTCAATTGAGTTGGGTACTGCGAAGCATCCTGCTCTCGATATCCAAACCTTGGCTGGCCAAGTGGCGGAGTAGCTTGTTGAGGTGTGGGCTCTCCTCCGAGGATTGCATGTTGTTGATCCAACTGAGGAGCACCAGACGGGACTTGGACCATCTGTGTCTCAACTCGGACTTGTTTTCTTGGGACCAGTCCCCACCAGAGTTTCCACACACCAAGTCCAAGTATGAACGCACACTCCAGCCCCTCACTGAACTCCTTCAGGAAGTACGCCTTATCCATGAAGTGCTTTGTGAGATCTGTCATTTGCTCGGCACGAAGGGCCATTACGAGGTCGTCTGGATTTACTGACTCGATATCCCAAGGTTTCTTCGCAGCTGAGAGGAGGCGTTTGATTGTATTTGTGGCCATCTTCACAGATGTAAATGACTTCGGAAGGACAATCTTCGATTGCCAATCCTGTTTCATTGATGTATCCATCTCGCCACGATAGAGCTTCCAGCAATCATCCCAGATATTCCTGCGTTGGATAAATACTGAGCGAGCTTGCTGACGCCACGTTGCAATATAACTAACTATCTTCGCTTCTAGCTCATTTGGATAGGATTGTGGCTGAGCAAGATTCTCCTGCTGTAGGTCTATTGGGTATGCATGCTCTAGTTGGATGATGGCCAAGATGATTATCCTAAACGGGCGGTTGATCTATGAAGCATGTACCTATGCAACTGTTCTGAGGTATGAGGCACATTGTTATGATAGTAGTCCCCGTTTGGGGTTTTTTGGAGTTGCCCTACGACATACTGCGAGCGTTTCCACTCGCGAAATGGATCGAGACCTGGCGTCTCCTGGTAGAGTTTCTGCGCAGTCTGATTCAACTCCATCATAGCCCGAGTTGCCTCATTCGCGAAGTCACATTACTAACTGATCCACCCCATCCATAACTCGCCGCGAGATTCGGTAGCTTAAGTGGCTTCCCTTGTTGACGATTGATAGCTGAGTTCATAAAGTACTTACAATCATCCAGGCTGTGATTATGTCTATCAACCAACTTCTCTCGATAGTTCTGAGTCTCCAGCTGTTTCTCAGTCATTGAGGCATATGTGG